ACTAGATGATCCAGAACGATTAATCTGAGTCGCAGTAACAATGGGAACAGCGAGTTCAACAGCCAATCCACGAAGTTCTTCTGCGATACTTTTAATTTTTTCATAACTGTTTACGTTTGCTCCCCTGTAAACCATCGACTGACAAAGATTGATATAGTCAATAAAAATAAGATCAGGAACAAACTTCTTTTTCATAGTAAGCTCTTTCACCAAATGTCTGAAGTGTCCTGCTCCAGCTTGAACTGTTGGATATTCTTTCACAATAAGTTTACCCGTAGTCTTTTGTCGCAAATCACCAATCTTTTTGTCATACATTTGCTTGGCAAGACTCTTTAAGTCTGACATCGAAACATTCATCAGATTCGCATCTATTCTTTCAGAGATTTTTTCCTCTGCCATTTCAAGAGTAATATACAAAACATTGTATCCACTAGACATTGCACTTGCAGCCATATGACACATTGCCAAAGTTTTACCAGCACCCGGAGATGCCATCAAAACATTTAACGTTTTTTTAGTCAACCCCCCTTCTGTAATCTCATTGAGAAGAGAAATGTCAAAAGGAATATGTTCTTCCTTTCTCCTATAATATGCAAATCGTTCATCAGAATCCTCAATATAATCATGTCCAATATGAGAATCAAACGAAACAGAAAGAGCCTCTGTCAAAAGAGTTGGAATAGCACCCTTATCTTTTTTCGTATTTCCATCAAGAATCTGAATAGACTCCATGATTGAATTGTAAATTGCCTTGTCTTGACAAAACTTTTCTGTTGCATCCATCAACCACTTTTCGTCATGATCTGAGTTGTTCTGATCAAGCTCATCTAAAAGAGATATAACAGAATCATATTCTTTCCCGACATTAGACTTTTCAGTAATCTCAATCGACAAAGCATCCTTTGATGGATTGGTGTTGTACTTATTTATATATTCGATGATCGAATTAAAAACAATACGCTCAACATTGTCATGAAAGTATTCTTCTTTAAGGAACGGAACTGTCGATTTTATAAAAGACTCGTCTTTCAAAAGACTCGTCAATATCACCTTCTCCGTTCGTGTTGTCATAATCAATCCTCACTTCCTCGGCGATGTTGTCTTGAACCATGTCTACCAGAATAGAAACCAAAAGCTGATCAAATGTATTCTTCATTTCATCAGGGAAACTCATGTTTTTTAAATCAGGTGGCATGTGAATAATGTCAAAGTCATACTTCATTGCTGGTTGTTCGTCCTCCGATTTCGGAGCCACCAACTTAAATTCACCATACTTATAAATCAACCCCTCAAAAGGTCCATCTATAATTTTAACATTTCCGTCAGAATTAGGAATGACATTATAATAACTTTTGATGTCTACTTCATTTGCTTCATTTAGAATCGACATTAGACTTCTCCCACATCACCACTCTCCTCCACACCTTCCGACATTATAGCCTGTGTGGTTCCATATTTAAACTCGACCCCACATGCCTTATCAATCTTATCTAAAATATCTTTTGTAAAAATCTTTTCTGCGTTTTTTATAATGTGACTTGCATAGTGTTTGTTTCCATCCGGCAACTCAATCTTATTAGAAACCTTCTTGAAAATTTCATGAGCCACAGCAAGTTCAATCAAACCATAATATCGGTCAAGACCAGTATCGTAACGAAGAAGAACATCAACCATCTTGTTTTCCACCGTCAAACGAGACTTATAGTTTCTGCAATGAATAACATTACCAACAACATCTGTCCCAACCTTTTCCTTTCGCTTTGAAAGAAATATAATATTATCAGCAGAATACTTCAAGCCACTACCACCAGCAAGTTCCTTTGTTGGATACAGACTCCCGATGCTGTCGTATGTGTGATTGGTGACAACCATCGGAATCCCCAACTTACCCAACTGAATCGTCAATACACGAAACGCACCCTTGATCATAGGAGCGCGAGTCATGTCCCTCTTCTCAGAACCAGATTCCACATCGGCAACTTCCTTGCTCGTTGACAACTGACCCAGACTATCCAAACAAAATAGAAGAGGATGACGACTACTTTCAGGCGTCTCCTGAACTCTCTTGAGAATAGTCATTGCCTGTGTACGAAACTCTTCAACAGTAGACACCGGAAGCATTGTTACACGCTCGCTATCAATACCACGCTCATCAAACATATCATGTGTAATAGCAGACTCACTCTCAAAGAAAATAACTCCACCATCTTTGTGATCGTTAAGGAATTGGCGAATCATTCCCATCAGAAAGAATGTCTTACCTGTTGCAGACTCACCAGCAAGGGCAGTAATCTTATTCCCCGGAAGACCTTTATAAATCGAACCCGAAATAAGACCATTCAAAATATAAGAACCTGTATCAGTATATGACGTTACATCTGCATACTGATCAACAAACGAATTCACCTTACTCAAATCACCAAGAAAATCAAATGTTCCACTCATAATTTACCTTCTCCATATCCACCTTGTTCATTTTCAAAGTGTTCAATAAGATCCTCATAACCACCAATCAAAACAGAGTCCCTAAAAATTTTAGGGACGGTTAACTTTGCATTATGCTGTTCGGTTATATGTTGAAATTCTTCTTTAGAAAGATCCTCTGGGATATTTCTCTCATTGTATGAGAGATTCCTCTTTTTAAATTCCTTCTTTGCCAGAACACACCACTTGCAATTATCTTTCGTAATGATTGTATACATGACTACTTCAAGTCCTTAATTGCATCGCAGATTCCATACTTCTTTGCTTCCAATGCGCTCAACCAAACATCATGAGCAGGAAGCAACACCTTACGGATATTCTTTTCGCTCATTCCTGTACACTTCTTATAATGATCAAGAATCATCTTTGCAGTTAGATCAAACGCTCTTACCGCAGTAACAAGTTCATGCTCTTTGCCCCACTTACCCCAAGAATACTGATGAGACAAGATTGAAGTGTTTGGAGTAAGAGTTCGATAACCCTTCTCTCCAGACATAAAGATCATCAAAGCTGCACTAGATACTTCACCTAAACCAATTGTATGAATAGGAATACCAGAACCTCGCATAGTATCAATAAGCGCGAATGCATCTGTTACGCTACCCCCACCAGAATTCAAAATTAAAGTTAAATGTTCTGGTTGGTTTGGTGAAAGATTGTTTCTAAAAATCCAATCAATTACTGGTCGAACGGAATCATTCTTAATATCGTCCATGAGCATAAAGATGCCAGCCTTTTCCAAACCGTCACCCTCAGTACCAAACAAAGCACCAAGAACTTCGTTCGCAGAGTTTTGAGCTTCTAAAGCATTATCAAACGATTCAGACTCAATTTCATCATTAATATTTTCATTATTTGTCATACAAAAAACCTCTCTAGCGTGCTGGTCTTTTCGGATTTCCAACCCATACAGTCCAACAACACTTTTACGGGATCAAGAAATGATTTAACAAACTGCATATCATAGTTAATATATGTATTCAACCCAAATTCCTCTGGCAAATTATTTGAAATAGAAATAACACTTTCGCCACAAGGATTTGGTTTGTTGAGATATAAAAACTTAATTTTGTCTCCATCACGAATTTCTTGATACATCAAATTTAAATTATTTTCCTTAACTAACCGATTGTAAATAATAGAACCTTTCACATGAATGGGTGTGCCTTTTATGTATTTGTTGTTTTCCTCATACTTTTTAATTCCATTCACACCACGAGGAAAAGCAACATCCTCTGCGGAAAGACCGAAAAACTCTTCTTTAAATTCTGCAATATATTTTTGAATTTGTTTTTCAGACCCGTTCATCATGATAGACAAAGAGCCTTTAATCTTGTCTCGACACACTTCTGGTGTCGAGGACTTAACCGCTTCTAGTCCCATCACCTTTAACTTAGGTTCGTTGTAAGAAACTCCTTCATTATCATATACGTTTAAAACGTATCTCTTTTTGGCAGTCCACAATCCAGTCGAAGCAATTGCTTCTCTTTTCATAACCATCTTTTGGTCATACGCATTCATATATTCAGCAAGGTCAGTATAGCACTTGTCGATGTAAGGTTCAATCTTTTTGCTGCATACTTCGTCCAAAAACCTAACTATCTTTTGTTTATCTGAATCATCAGCAAATACATTTTGAACTAGTTTGTCGAGAACAACATAGATACTATCTGTGTCGCTTGCGATTACATAATCAACATTTTCGGTGGACAAAACATTATTCAAATATTCATTCATTCTCTGTTCGATCCAACGAATAGAAAGCTGACCAGCTTTGGTAACAGCCTCCGCAATACGAAGATCATAGAATCTGAAGTATTGATTTCCCAATGCACCATACGCACTATTCAATTGAACTTTTCTAGCAAGCTGATCATTATTATGTTTAGAGATCAAATTCAAATACTTTTGCTTTTCATATCCAGTTGAACCTTCTGCTAATTGCTGACATTCGAGCATCTTCTTCTTTGAAGACTTTCGTTTGTTGTAAAGATCCTCCAGAATCTCAGGAAGGAATCCTTGAGAGTCTCGCTTGAAGAACATAATGTTTGGTGTGACCGTAAGATCATCCCGCTTTAACAGTGATGTGTCAAAATCCTTTTCAATAAGTTTATCATAACTGGCAATGGTATCCCAAGGTCCACGCTTCAGAGATTCAACAAGATCGTTGTTTGCTTGACTTTCTGTCACCAACTTTTCAGGACTCAAATTATACTGCATCATCAAATGAGGATACAATGAATTCAAATCAAAAGAAACAACCCACTTATGAAATCCCACATGAGGCTCTTTAACATATGCACCTTCAAACTGTTCACTCTTTGAAGTGATCTTTCTTGGGGGATAGACTCGATTAGTTTTGCGAAGATGGTGATAACAAAGACTTTCCCACATTCTCACCTGTGAGAAAACATCATCCAAATTAACCTTTGCAGAATAAGCAAGAGCAGCAGCCATCTCAATCAACTTCATCTTATCTTCAAGACGACCAACAAGCTCAACATCCTTCACATTGTATTCAATGAACTTGTGATAATCCCGCTTGTATAATGTATGCAAGCTGCCAAATTCTGAATAAGAAAGTTTGCTCTCGCCCAACTCAACGTTCGCAATATAATCTAGACGATAACTCTCTCGATTAACATATGTAAACTTTTTGTAAAGCTCTAGATAATCAAGAACACAAATACCACTCAAGGTAAGACGAGTCTCTTCTCGACCAAAGCCAGAATGAAACTTTCTAAAAGAAACAAATTTCCACGGTGAAAGAGTCTTTGCAGTCTTCTCGTCAATTACCTTATTGATTCTATTGTAGAGATAAGGAATATCAAATCCATTTACATTCCATCCAGTAACGATATCAGGAGAAAACTCATTCCAAGTATAAAGAAACCGATCCAAAAGATCAATCTCATTATCACAAGAAACATAGATGATATCTCTTTCCGCAAGGGTTTCCTGTATTTTACAACCATCAGGCTCCCCAAAACCAAATACATAAAATGCTTCATTAAACTTCACCGCTATTGAAATTACTGGAGAGGCAGCAAACTCTGCATGAGGAAACCCTTCATCAGAGGCAACCTCGATATCAATGTTTGCAACCATGATCTTTTCAAAATCATATTCAATTTCTTCAGGATACTCATCACCAATAAATGTGGTATCGAACTTGTCGAAGCCGTAAAGATTGAAACCTTCAACGTCTTTATAATCCTCAATGCGGGATCTGGCTTCTTTTAATCCACCAAAAGAAATTGGAGAAACATACTTACCATCAATGGTAGTGTACTTCGTAATTTTCTTTGAAGAAGTAAATAGTGTTGGACTGTATCGAACCTTCTTAGAGAATCGTTCTCCCAGATCATCCACGCCACGAAGGAAAATCTGATTTCCAACAGCTCTTACGTTTGTATAAAATGCCATAATATAATCCTATAATTTTTCGATTTCATCTCCCAATTCACGAGTGCGAACAATTAAATCATTCACACCTTCTTCGATACCCATCAATTCCTCAAACAATTTAATAAATTCTTTTTTGGATTCAACAATTCCAGCATTGAGTTTAACAACTTCATCAGCATAAGCATACAAAGAAGATGTCCTCTGCATCACCCCCAAATCAGTTAGATTTAGAATTTCATTGTAATCAAAGACAGGGCATTCCTTATCAGAAACTTCACAATGACCGTGGAAAGTTACATCAGCAATTTTATCATCAATTTGTTCACACAAATCTTTTAACGACTCAAACTGTTCTTGAGTAAAGTCGTCTACCGCAAGACCCGAAAGACAAATTGCAATCGTTCCTGTATTGTGACCTCTCTGTGCTGCTGGAGTAATTTCAACATCCCTTCCTCGGTGAACAGTTCCGTCAAAAGTGATGTAATAGGTATAACCAATGTCACTCCAACCATTATTGAGGTGCCAGCCACGAATCACTTCAACATCGTCATGCGATTTTAAACTTGACGCAGAACAATGAATAAAAACACGATCAATCTCTCTATCGGGCTCACTAAAAATAAACATAAAATATCTCCTAGCATAAAAAAGGGGGAGCAAAAGCTCCCCCAATGAACGGACGTTCTACCCATTCAATACATGTGGACCTTCCACAAAATCATCATCAGTTCCCATTATTGATTTTAATCGTGATGGGCTTTGCCTCTTCGGGGATCTCGTTCTTCAACGAAATTACGAGAAGACCATTCGTAAACTCGGCTCCAATAACCTTAACTGTGGGACTAAGTGTCCACGCACGTTTGAAATTTCGTGCTGCAATTCCTTGATGAACATACACAGCAGAATCGGCACTATGATCCTTCTCGGATTCGACGGTAAGAACATCTTCCTTCACCGCAACCTTAATTTCGCTTTCTGTAAATCCAGCAAGGGCAATCTCAATAGCAAAGCTATCGGAATTATCATTCCTTACAATATTGTAAGGCGGATACGAGGGGGATTGCGCTGTCGCTGCGCCTGTCGAAACAATCCGATCAAAAATTTGATCAAACCCT